CAGCGAGAAGTATTTACCCACGAATGGGTCCATCTGCTGCAGAAGTGCCATACGAGCATTCATAATCTCTTGCTCTTTCAACTCAGAGAAGTAGTTGTCAGCAACAAAATCATATTGAATATGCTCTTTCATATCTTCCCACTCTTCAGGTGTGAAGACACCTTTCAGAATAAGTTGAGTCTTAAGCAGATCGTTAAACAGATCACCAAACTTCTTGCGGAGTCTAACGACGAATTTTTGGAATTTAACTTCGTCACGGGTGATCTCTGCAGACCTACCAACGTTAAAAGAAGAGTCAGATTCTAGACGTGACTCAGGTACGTTGAGTGACCTGTAGAGTTTCTTCTGGAAGTACTTGACATCCTCCAACTCACCTAGGTTTTGTCCACCTGGGAGTGTGGTGATCTCAGTGCCGCGTCCACCTTCACGTCTTGGCAACCAGAAATCTTCCAGCATAGACATGAATTTCTTGTCATCACGAATCTCACCAGTGTCAGCGTTATACACCAACTTATTTCTGTAGCGAGACATCACCTCTCTGAGGTATTGCTCTGCCTTTTGCTTAGGCAGGTTACCCACATCGATGTAGAAAATTCTACGCTCGGGTGCGCGAGAGAGACGATAGATAACAAGCGAATCCTCAATCATTCTCAGTTGATTGAGTGCTTTAATTGCTTTATGGAGGTGTGACAGCACAGTGTTGCGCTGCATATCAAGTTGCCCTGAGTGAGCATAGCAAATTGCATCAGGTGCAATCTTGATTCCATTGTTTTCGTAACCGCGTAGACCCTTAGGCGCGTAAATATAATACTCAACTGCCTTAGGAATCAGCACGTTAACCTGTGGATCTGCAGGTGAAATGCGATCCTTGGGTTTATCATACTCGATAACTTTCTTGATTTTGCGAGGATCAATATACCTCAACTCTGTAATCCCTTCCTTGGGATTATCAGGGTTAATCATCTTATGGTAAAAGAGGCGACCATCGATATACCATCTACGGAAGATATCGTATGCCTTTCTATCAAAATCGAGGAGACTGAGAACATTCTCAAACTCCTCTCTGATACGAGTCTTAATAGCGTCAGACACTTTAAGATTTGAAAGCTCAATATCAACAGGGTGATCGTCAAGATCTCCAGCGATTGCCTCATTCACAATGTCATTAATTGCTGCGTCCGCTTCAGGATGCAAAGACATTCCACGATACCGACCAATAAGATCGACATCGCTCGACTTGTTTGCCGAGTCTCCCAGATCTACATACTGACCAAAATGTCCACCAGCCGCAATGGGTTGCGCGGCATCGTCATTGTCTTTATGCACGAAAGAAGGACCCTTCGCAGAGCCCTTACCTTTCTTTCGATCTAGGGAATAACCAAATAGTTGTGACATTCAACTGTCCCTATACATTATCAATTATTTATACGCTAGGAATTTAACCTATTTAGAAACACTGTTACCAGCGTTATTATCGTTAGCGTATGTCCAGTACTGGACCTGGAATTCAACAGTATACTCTTCAGGAGTATCGTTGCTATCCCATGCAAGATCAATTGCACTGATGTTTGAGGGCCAGATGCCAACAAACTGATACGATCTTACAACACCACCCTGTCTATCATACTGACGCACAATTGCACCAGACTGATATTCAGAGATATTCTGAGGTGTCTGCAGGTTTTGCTGCAGGTTTTGGATCTTAGTAGACCACTCTTCAAACTTAGAGCGCAGTGCGAATCCTTTGTCGTTGAGGACAGTAACTGTCCATGGCTCGAAGGTTCTGTCACCAGCGATCTTGAGTGTCCTACCTCTGTAAGGAACCTCAATCACACCCACTGTAGAAGCGGGGATGTTTGCTGCCTTCACAAGGAAGGTTGCGAGAGATCCAGATGAAGCGGAGGATCCTGCCTGGGAAGCACCAGCAGTTTCCTGCTGAAGCTTCTCTTGAGATCCAGGTGTGGCACCCGATGCTGGGGTGCCTTCATCGACTATGCTAGGGAAACCGATTTCAACTTGAAATAGGTTGGGGCGGGCGAGGTCCCCGATTCTGTTTCTGAAGTCAAGGATTGGTGCATTGACCATCTTGCCTTCTGTCTGCCCTGGGTATTTTTCTGACATTGTTGTCTAGTACTCCGATTGGTTTATGTAATGGGGTTTAGATGGTTGGATGATCAGGTGACGAGCTCGTTAAAGCTAGCGCCAGTCCTTGTTGCCGTGAAGGTCAGTGTGATGAAGTTGATGGATCTTGTGGGTTTCACAAAGATCTCAGCGTAGAATTCACCACGGTCAATTGCTTCCGCTGGGTTGTTGGTGCCATCACAGACAACCAAGAAGTCAACAATACCACGACGTGATTGGACAGATCTCAGGAAAGGCTCAACGATGTTCTTGAATTGTTGGCGAGTAAACTCATCATTCAATTCAAAGAGTTGAGTCTTAGCCGCTTTACTGATCGCTTCTTCGATGACGAGGAAGAGACGGCGGACGTTGATTCTGTCGAATGCAGATTGATAACCCAGTGCAGTCTTGTCTCCGAAGAGGACCATACCCTGACCAGGGAATGCGACGATGGGGTTAACTCTTGCTGCATAAAGCAGATCTCTGTGATCCTTCAAAGGAGAATAAGCAAGTTTGATGCTGTTTCTCAGGTTACCACGGTTGAAACCTGCAGGAGAGAACCAAGGCTCTTGATTAAGAGTGGTGCTCAATACCAGACCTGCCATGTCAGCGTTACAAGGAAGGTAACGATAGACATCGTTATACTTGTCGTAGATATACTTGTAGTTGTTATCGAAGACAGTATACGAGGAAGATCCAAGTTGATCGAAGTACTCAACTGTGCGTTGCACAATCTGAGGTACTGAAGATTGTCCGACAATATCACCTCTATATGGCGAGATGAAAGCGATACAATCCTTACGGGAATCTGCAATGCCGATGATGTGTTGTGCTTTGGCGATAGTATCATTCAAACTATTCATGCCAGGACCCATCAGGATGTAGTCCAGTTGCACAGTCTCAGCGTCATTGAAGAGTGTGTATGCACCCAAGATGTTAGGGCGTGAGATGGTATAACCATCGATGCCACCTTGGAGAGCAAAGCGCAACGTTGCGCGACCCTTCGTGCCAACCAGAGGCACAGCGAGGGGGTTGAGACCTGTTGGGTCATCAAGGTTGTTGAGGGAGTTGTCAGACTTAATCAGGTCAAACTCTCTGTTAACACCACTCAGACCGAAACCGCCAGAAGCGTTACTGTCGCGATCATAGATGTTGTTAACTTCATGCGATCCCCAATACAGGAATTGCGAGAATTGCTTAACAACGTTCTTGTAGTAGATGTTGTCACCCTGAGGAGACTTGGCATCGGTTGCCTTAGACACGTTGAGGTGCTTCTCAAGGAGAGCGCCAGGTGTGCCAGTCAGTTTGCCGTCGCCGTCAAGGACCAGGATGTGCATCAGGTCGTTATAACCACCTCTGTCTTCCACCCATGCGGATGTAGTAGGACGAGGAGCGATGTTTGCCCATCTCTGATTCACCCCATAAAGGCGGGTGTCGTAGTCACTTTCGACTGCGGCAATCAGCACAGTAGCAGCATTTGAGTCTGCAACGTTCTGGTTTGCTTGGAAGTTAGGAGATCCAGGGTTAAGAGAAACTCTCAACTCTCTGCGGATTGCCTCAACCGTAGCGGCATCGCCAGTTGCACTACCAGGAGTGTTGCTGCTGTTTGCCAACTCGGAAATAGTGTCACCGACTTCCAGCACGTCAGCGGAGGAAGAATCGATAGCAACTTCAAGTTTGCGAGTCTCAGGATCCCAAGCAACAATACGACCAGTAACACCACCACTAACAGCAGTGATGTAGTTGTCCTTCTCAAAGGATCCAACCAGGGTAGAGTCGTCAACCACGGTGACGATCGTGTCGTAGGTGTAAACCTTAGCGTAGATGTTTGCTGCAGAGTATGCAACTTCTGCACCACTGGCAAATTGCCACTCAGTGCTAGTAGGTTGTGCCAAAGACAACACCTGATCAGCACCAGCGTCGGTCATTACCACGCGGATGGAGTTACCATGAAGACCAGCAGATTTTGCTGCCCACTTCCAGTTGTTTGCTGCGCTCTCAACGTTGGTCTCATACTCGTCATCGTTCTTGATGAGTGGAGCAGTGATACCAGTTGCAGTTGTTTCGTTGATCTCAGTCTTCTGTGCTGTTACCAGTTGCAGTGCAACGGCAGATCCATCGGTGTGTGCAGCAGCAGTAGTGCCGAGCAGACCGCGAGTCACGTTGAGGTTGTTACCTGAAACACCAGTGATCTGCATGATCTCGTCATCAACTCTAATGTAAGAGTTGGTGCCGCCACCAAGGGTGGTTGCAGAGGTCACTGTAAGAGTGGCGTCAGCGTCGGTGAAGGTAGATCCTTCGTTAATAGTTGATGATGTGCCAGCAGGCTCAATAAGAGTTACTGGAGCAGCAGCAGCGTGAGATGCAGCAGATGTTGCAAGTTGACCGCGAAGCACGGTAACGTCGTTACCAGAGACTGCCTGGATAACGAGCAATTCTGCGTCCACAAGAAGCAGATCGTTAACGTCCAGATCGGTTGCAGCTGCAACTGTCAGCGTAGTGTCAGTGCTGCTGAAGGTTGCAACGATAAACTGTGCAGTATCGATTGCGTTCTTGAGCGAGTCATTCATTGCACGGACAACCTTTACGGTGCCGCCATACAGCAAGAATTGTGCTGCAGAAAACCAGTACTCGTAGTTATACTCGTTTGGACGACCGAAGATCGACAGGAGCTCGCGCTCACTGGTGACCGTGGTCATTGCCTCAACGGGTCCTTTTTCAAAGGATCCCACAATAGCAGCAACATTATCAACTGTTGCGTTGGCTACGGAGGTCAGATCTCTTTCAAGTACAACAACCCCTGGTGAAAGTTGTGTTGATGCCATTTAGATTCTCCTGATTAGATTCCTAGTCGGATGCTGAAACTATTTAGAATAACGGTGTTTTTCAGAGGGTAAACAAGACGAAATCACCAGTCAGGATATTCAGTAATCCATATCTTTTTCTTCTTCCTATTAGCAGCGTTACGCTTTACTTGACACTGTTTACAAGTATAAGAATATGCTGAAACATTCTTGCCTCTATCAGGTCTAGTCTTATAGAAATGATCTACCAGTGACAGGGTGCGAAGACATTTGCGACACTGCCTATCTACAAATAGAAACTCTTCTAACTCTAGGTCATTTTCAAAGTCCATTCCTGCACCAATCTGGCAACTTGTTTTTTATCACATCCTTCAGGTGCATTCTTTATACAACGGAGAATGCATTCTTCATCGCTGATAGATGGTTTAATAGTAAACCCCCACTTATCAACTTCACCTTCGGTAGGTGCTTCAACGTAATCAAATTCGCTACTCATTGGTAATCCCACATATACGACATGTCGCCATACTCAGCAATAGAATCTCTTTCTGCATTATGCCATGTCTGTCCTTGTGGATCTACGATTACTTCTTCCTGAAGACCATCATCCATAAATCCAAACGGTGCCATGTCTGCTTCAATTGCTTCCTTCTGCTCCAGATACATTCGCGTCCTGACATCGTTGTCATGCAGTTCTCTGAAGTAGTCTGAGGTCGCTAACCAAGAGAATATGACCAGACACATAGAGAGGTCATCATTACATCCTTCTTCGGCTTCCCATGCCTGTCCCTTCTGGATGAATGTAGTTAACTCAGCAATGATATCATAGTCATTAAAGACAAGTTTGTCATCCTCAATCAACTGTTTCATGTTTGCACACCCAGTCTTCTTAACTGTGGTAGACATCTTGACACCTAGTTGCACCTTAGACCCAGAGAATCCTTGTCCTACAACCTGCCCAGCACGTCCACGCATGGATGACATCAGGAGATTGTCATACTCCAGATCAAACTGCATAATATCTGCCACCTGTCCACCAATATCATTAACCTCAATCAAGGTAAAGGCATGATTATAACTCGTCACTACCTGATGAATGATATTGGGGAAGAGTAATGGTTTAATTTTATTGTTTCTATACTTCGCTACTAACTTATATGGGATCGTGGTAGTATCAAATACACAGAATGCTGAGTAATCTTTAGTTATACCACGAGCAACGTCCACCGTGCATACATAAGTATGATCGGTTACTGGCTCTTCATACACATCTAGTCCTTGACTGGACTTCACAGGATCATCGTATACCAAAGTTTTTAGTTTAGATGATGTAATGAGAGTGTTAACCGATCCCAGAAATTCACATTCAAATTCCTGGTTAAACTGCTCTTCAGACGTGTTGCGAATGGTCTGCTCTTTCCATGCAGCATCCCTACCAGGCACCTCAGACCAGTGGACTTCTGTGGTAGTGTATTCATTCTTGCCCTTCTCTGCATCATGCCAGAGTTTGTAAAACATATTCATCCCCTTGGGCGTGGAGATGATGATTACTTTGGTAGATTTACCAGAACTAATAGTAGGATACACAGAGCTAAAGAACTCGTCAGCAATATGCGTTGGTATAAAGGCGAATTCATCCAGAAATATGATGTTAAAAGACATACCACGGACGGCAGAAGCTGAAGTAGAAGCAGCCATAATCTTGCTTCCGTTTTCCAATTCGAGACTGCCCCTGTTCCAGTTGACGACTCCTTGTTGGAGCCAGTTTGGGAGGTTTTCATAGGATAGTTGCAAACGTTGTAACATCTCTCGTGCCGTAGCTGCCTTGTTAGCAAGGATTGCTACGTTAACATTGTCATTGAAAATGATATACCACAGCAGATATGCAGTAACAACCGTTGACTTACCAGACTGTCGTGGTAGTTTTGCAATATTAAATCTATTCGCATGAAATCTTTCGACCATCGACTCCTGGAAGTCGTACAACTCAAATGGAATCAAACCACGATCCAGCGAGATGATTTGGATGTAGTTTTTAATGAAGTAGACAGGATCCTTAGAGCACTTGATAAACTCTGCCACCTGCTCATCATTGAAGCTCTGTGCTACGTTAGCCCTCTTTAGGTTAGGATTACCTAGATAGATCTCATTTTGGCTCATACGGGAATGGTCTCCTGTTTTTCTCCTGACCTGCTGCGTGTGCTAGCACAACCTCTTCCTGTCCAGGACAGAATTGAAAGACTGCACTATATCTAGCAGCAACAGGGCAGTGTCTTGTTGGCGCTCTACCTCCATGAGGTACTAATCCTGGGAATATTACAATCCTTCCTGGTTTAGGAATGACTGTATCTGTGATTCGATCTCCCATCATGAAGACAGTTTCACCACCCCATTCGGGTATCCATGCCTTGTTCGTGTAGACAAGGAAACTCAGTGCGTCTATTTCTTCCCCGTCACAGTGGATAGAAGGACTATCACCAAGACGGAAAGCATTATAAACGACTCGGTGAAATGAAGGAATGGGAATCCCAGCGCGAAGAAATGCATGTTTAATACAGAAGTGATCAAACTCCCCATAGTTAGGATAGTCAATCGCTCTGCCTAGGGAATAAGTGGATAGGGTATCGTCTGGCGCATTATCAAAGATAAGTTGCCATCCGTCAAAGTGGGTGAAGTATGTGTCCATGTAAAGGATCTCATCATCTGTGAAGAGATCGTCAATGACCATCACCTGATCAAATTTCATTATATCCATTACTCTTACTCTACCAGCGTGCCGTGCGCCCTCCTGATCTCTTTGAGTTTCTCTAGATTCATATCCTTGGTGCCACCATCATATGCATGGGCGAAACCTTCTGCGATCATTTGCTCGTTAAGGGACACACTGTCGTCCCCAATGTAAAGCCAACCCAGAAGACGCCCGTATTTGCCAGTGCCACCAACAAGTTCAGTCCTAACAGACAACTCATCATCACCAGCCAGCGTGCCTTCGAGTTTCTCTTTGAGCCAGTTGGTTGCGTCGATTCCAAGTGCTTTCTCCTCTAGGTTTCTCGTCCTTTTCTCTGGCGTATCAACTCCTGCAACTCTAACTCTTTCTTTCTTGTATAGATCAAACCCGAGGTCAATAGTGACATCGATAGTATCACCATCAAGGACACGATTGATCTCCGTCACTCGGAAGTTGTAGCAGCTCTTCCTGCTTGGTGGTGTCATTACTCCCATCTTCTAACTCTGCAAATGCTTGTCTTAGTATGTATACGACTACAAACAATGCACCTGCAACTGCAAGTATCACACAGATAATTACTGACCACACAGGGTCATTGGCATTATCTAGTGGTCTCAATAATAAATTCATTTCTTAGGTGTTAGTGCATATGCTCCAGCAGATGTTACTAAGATTGCTGCGACGATTGCGATGATTTCCATAATTTGTTACGAGTTTTTTGGGTCAAGTCCTAAACTAATTAAATATTCTGTCCACCAGTCTGGATCTTTTCTTTTCCAATTTGGGACTGGCAATCCTTGAAGCGAATAATACTCTCTAATCGCTTCATCTATAATCTGTGCGATCTCCATATTCCTCTTCCTCTTCATCAACGTCCGCATATGCGTCTGCCACGAAGGGTCCTCGTTTGCGTAAAGGTTCTCGTCTGACATAATCAGTCTCGACATTGACTGCGGACATCCAGACTGCAACCTTCATCATAATGAATATGATCCCAACAGGGGCTAAGCAAAGTAGAAGTTTTGCATTCATTCATCGACATCCATGTAGCGAAATTTGTAATCTAATACTGCCTTATATAGTTCGTCTCTAATGACATACAAATGCTCTTGCTCCTCATAAGGACGAGCAGGAGCACCTGGCCACAGTCTTATTGTTTCCTTTACGCAGTGGTAGAGTAAGTAAATGTCTTCAATATTCCATTCATACCCAAATGTGCCTTCGTCATCCTTCGGATCGAATTCCATGTTTTTTTGTGAATGGTTCCCAGTGCTCCCAACCATATTTATGTACTGCCCACATGCCTATGACAGGGACAAAGACTAAACTCATGGAGAGGATTCCTATTCCGTATGGGTTGTTTAATACAACCCCACAGAATCTAGCAAACTGTAACATTAGAGGAAATACTTCGATAGGATGTCTATACGTTCTTGCTCGTGAGCAATAACATCTAATTGATCTTGAATGGCAGCGAGCACATCAGGGTGCTCACCAATGCCTACTGGATTCTTAAGGTAGATCTCAATATTGAGTCGTGCCTTTTCAATGTTGCCTTCTGCATCGATGCGAAGTGCTTTCAGAATTTCGTTTCTCATAATTAATCTCTAATGATAGTAAGCATTGTCTAATCCCCATGTAATAGAATACACTATTACTCCCAGAATTGCAATTGCTTTTGTCCACACCATTTTACCCATGGATCCTCATTGTGTAGGCAGGAGTCAGGATGTACCCACCCACTATTTAATTCTTTTAGCCTTTGCTTGAGGTGTTTATTTTCGAGTTTCAACATATAAATCTGATGCTTTAACTTATCGATCGAGGTCATAACGGTTTTTCCAAATCTCCAAGAAATACCTGTCTACTTGATAGAGATCAGCAGCAGGTGGTGGTAGTCTATCTATGTCTTCAGACCAACACGTACATATATCTCGCATCTCTAATGTAATACCGTCAGGTCTAAACATCCTCCCGAAGGAGGACATTGCGAATGCGAATCGCATTCTAATGCGCTGTTCCATTTCCTGAGTAGGCGTCGCTTTCGTAATAGATATTCTCACCTTTTCGTAACCCGAAATATATTGTGGATAATACAAAGGGTAGTGATCCGAAAAGTAAGACATGGGCGAAGGTCATGGTGCTAACGAGCGAAAGATTTTTCTACATGTGTCAATTGCAACTCTTGACCCAAAGACATTAGAGTAGATATATGCAATGCCCAACTTGGAGCAATACAATTCTAACTCTTGACATGCTTTTGCATCGGAGCTGCTTAAATCGATGAGGACATCTCCCTCAACCATTAATGGTAACAACTGGTCAAGTGTGTGCTCAACATTCTCAGGTGGAATGCATAGCATAAAGATACCAGACTCTTCAAAAAGGACTGACTCTCCAGACTTAACTCCGTATACCATCTTCTTCTTAATCTGATCAACCAGAAGTGGGATGCTAGTGGTGCATCCACTAATGTATCCAGCATCATACTGCTCACTTGATAACTCGTAATTCTGTTGATAAGAAAATACGCTGATCTCATCCTGCATCATACGGCGAGCAATGTCCTCACCCATACGACCCAGAGTAATCATCCCAACTTTCATAGTGTCAGCCTGTGGTGTTTGCAGATTCCCAATCCTTCTGGAATTGATCAAGTCCCTCGCGAGTCAAGACGTGATCATACATCTTCCAGAAGATCTTAGGTGGCATAGTAACGGTACTAGCACCATAAGTATAGCACCTTGAGACGTGATGCACATCCCTCAGGGACGCTGCAAGGATCTCTGTAGGCATCATCTGCACACTGAATGCATTAGCGATTGCACGGACCAACTCAATGCCACTGAATGAGTTATCATTACAGCGACCAATGAAAGGAGACACGTATGCTGCTCCTGCCTTCGCCGCTAGCAGTGCTTGTGCTACTGAGAAGATGAGAGTTACATTGACCTTGATCCCTTCTGCTGAGAGGACCTTACATGCCTTCAGTCCCTCTACAGTGCAAGGGACTTTAATTGTAACTGCTTCACCTAGTGGGAAGTAAGTTTTTGCTTGCTCAATCATTTCGTCAGCTGTCTCGGCAACCACCTCCGTGGAGACGCTGATAAGTTCTGGACATTCCTTAAGTAGTCTTGATGCTACATTATAAAGGGTGTCACCCGATCTCAAAATTAGTGTCGGATTTGTAGTGACGCCATCAATCAACCCTGTGCTGTATGCCTTCTTAATTTCAGAGACATCAGCAGTATCTAAAAAGATTTTCATAATTTAGTTAACGTGAATAACGCCTGTCATACCAGCGCCTTGGTGAGGACCACAAAAGAATTCATAATCGCCTGCATCTGCAAACTTAATCTCCTGAGTTTCTCCAGGAGTGAACATGAGTGATTCTCTGCTGAGGTCAGCACGACCTTCAACAATGATGTTGTGTGGGGGGAGCATACCATTTGTAAACGTTATGGTGTCCCCAGCGGAAATTGAAATATCGTTAGGCTCAAAAATGAGATTTCCGTTAGATCCCATTGTAACTTCTACTGCCCACGTTGGCAACGCGAGGAATAACGAAGCAAATAAAACTATGAAAAACTTCATATGCTATTTGTGTAACTGTAGTTATGTAGGGGGTTTATCCCCCATAGCCACATTCAAATGTCAAGGTCCCGTAACTGTTTCATAGCGTCAGTTTTGCCCTTCAACATGCCATCAATATACCCTGCTCTATACTCCCAAGTCTGCCCACCATCTTTCCCTTTCAGGGGATTGATGCACTGTGAGTCGCCATACTTATTACATACCAGACCAGCAAGATCCAACTCTGAAGAGTCAGATGATGATCCAGTCCCACGCCAAACGTGGGTGCCATTGATCCATGTGGCACCACACTTCTGACACTCTTTACGTTCCAACTTAAAGTCGGACAGTTCTTTATCCATGATCTAGCAATTCCAAGCTCTCAGTGACTTATTTATTCTACTATCTGGATCGCTCGCTGTCTTCTTAGATGTGAGTTTCCTCTTCATCCCGCTCATTCGCGCACAAAAACTCTTTCTACGAGGGTTCCCAACTTTCTTTGAAGGTGCCTTAAGATCGCTTCCTGGGTTTTCACGCTCATACGACTTCCGTCCTTTTTCATTTAGTCCTCCTTCAGAGTTTTTACCTGACTTTTTCTGCCAGTCTTCAGTAATGAATTCATTAAAGGATTTCATTCTTCTACATTGTCAGGGTTGTTAGCACAATTCTTCTCATGCTTTTCTAACCACGTCTTAGGACGCTGGTGTCCAACAGGCACCGTGATGCCACAGTAACGACACTTCTTAGTTTCAGCCATAATGATAAGCTCCTTTAGTAGTTTTCTTAGGTAGTTTGCCACCTCTAGCTTTGGTGCCAGAAGTTTCACCATACCCTTCGGGATGTTTGCCTGCTTTGGTCTTACCAATAGAATCAGACTTTGCCTTACTGCCCTTCTCAGTATAGTGAAGTTTAGCAGACTTGTCCTTGTCCTTGGTGATCACGGATTCTTGCCCGTGCTTGCGTCCCATGCGACGCATAACTTTACCGAATCTGCGCTTGCTCATCTTATCAGGTTTTGAGGTCTGATAGGACACTTCGCGTCCAGTTTCTCCACTGTCATACTTATACTCACCGACACCTTTCTTGTGACCGATGCCATGCTTCTTTAGATCCTTTTCGAGTCCTTTACGACCCGCACGGTTCTTTTTTTCGTCAGACCCCCTGTCGGCACTGATGTGTCCAGTAACCTGAGTCTTTGACTTCTGCATCATGCGACCAGTAGCATTACCTTCTGCAAGGAATGCACTGAATGAAAGTGTAGTCACTTCCTCACGCTTGATACCACCGATCTTATCGAGTGCTTTACCGATTGCCTTACCGATCTTGTCGCGCTTACGCTCTTTGGGTTTGATGTTAGCGCCCAACTTATTCAATCTGCTAGTAGCAGTGCCAGACTTTGCTGCCTTCTGACGCTTGGAATAGTCCATGTAGGACTCACCCTTCTTCAGTTTCTTAGGATCTGTCTTAGGTTTTGCTGCATCAGCACGATCTTCACGAGCACGTTGGTTAGCACCAGGACCACCCAACTTACGATCCTGCTCAGGATCTGGATGCCAATGGTCACCACGCTCGACAATAACAGATTCACCCATTCTGCGTGCTACTCCACGAGCACCACGGGACAGGGATCTTGCACCAGCACCAACTGCTTTCTTGATACCACGCTTCAGTTTGCTACCAATTCTGCTGAGCAGACCAGGCTTCTTAGGACCTGAATCGCTGCTGCTAGAAGAGGAGTCACTGCTGCTAGAGGAAGATGACGTAGTGGGATTAGATGAGGTAGTCTCAGAATCCTTAGAAGGGGAAGACGATTGGGTGGAGTTATAACCACTCTTAGCAGCACTACCCATGTCTTTCGCGAGATTTTTCGCGTGTCCTGCTGCCTTACCAGCAACTTCAGCACCCTTGACAGCACCTTTGCGTGCCAGTTTAGCGCCAGTCTTAAGACCAGACTTCAGTGCAGACCCAACCTTCTGAGCAGCACTCTTAACCTTGGCAAGTTTATCGGATCTAGATGAAGAACCACTTCCGATACGACTCCTTGCTTCAGCACCAGCATCCCTACCAGCACTTTGACCTTGACCAGATGCTGCAGATGATTTGTCCTTCAAGCGAAGAGCATTGACCTTAGCAGGACTGGTGACCTCAGTAAGTAAACTCAGTGAGAAGTCAACAGACTCACAGAGCATCTCTGTGACGTGATCAATATCTCTACCTTCTGCCATCTCCTCAACGAAGACTTCTGCCACGATCTCTTCAATAAGAGTATCGCTAAGGAGTGAGACCTCCCAATCATTCAACTCAGCAAAGATATCAACGTGATCGAAGACACCTTCTTTCTGTAGTTTGGCAGCTCTCTTTGCTTTAGTCTTAGCAAGGATGCGTGCCTTTGCATCATCCTGATCCTTCTTAGGAATAGCAGTTACTGCGCCAACCTTCTGGTCAACGTCACCAGGAGCATAACCTTCCACTTCGAGAGTCTTAGGATAGTCCTTAGATCCTTTCTTAGCAGGTGCTTCACCACGCTTACGCTTGGCATGAATATTTGCCCAGAGACCTTTCTTACCTTCTTCCAGGTCAGTCTCTTCTTTCTTAGTCTTCATGATGGCACCCTTGCCATACTTAGCAGTGATGTCTGCCTTTACTCTGTCTATTGCAGAGGTGCCAGCACCGTACTTCTTATCTGCATCTTTCTGTAGAGGAGTTTTACCTGCAGGTTTCTTACCAAACGTATTTGGTTTACCAACAGGTGCCTTACTACTACGAGCTCCCATACCACCACGCTCTAGTTGGCGGTCTTTCATCTTGTCGTAGTCTTCCTCACTGAGGGCAGCGATTTGTGAAAAGGATTTCATGTGCTTCTCTTTATTTAATTAGTGTGATCAACCACCAACCACTTGGACTTGCTCGACTACAACGTCGGCTCCCCCAGCAGTGAGTTTAACTGCACGCTTAAGTGCGGGGACAGTGCCTGCTGCAACCTTTGCAGTAGCCAGAGCATAATCAGCACTTGCTGCACTACTGTCATAGTCAGTAGTGATTGTGGTATTAGAAATTGCAGTTACTTTCTTACCACCAGATCCAGCAGATACAAAATCACTTGTAAACGCTGCATCACCGTTTGCTTCAGTTGCAATATAATCGCCAACGGCAAACTTGTGTGCGGGGGTGCCACCACCAAGGACGGTGACGACAGCAGTTGCTGCATCCGTCATCGAACTGATTTGTGCATTCTTTGCTTTACCGCAAGACAGGAGCAGTGCTTCACCTGCTGCAAGAGTTACGGCAGGACCATCATCAATCTTAATTGTTGATGCGGATGCTGCATAGCAGCGGAGGACACCTGACTTCACCACAACGTAGCCATTGCCACTTGCAGAAATGGTTTGGGTGTCAATGACATTTAATACTGACATTGTTAATACGTACTCCTACGATTCTATTTATCGCGTTGTTGTTTTAGAAACTTGGCGAGATCTGCTGTGCTACCAACAAACATGGTATTGTTTGTAGTGTTAACTTCTTTAGATTTTTTGGGATTTTCAATATCGTTGACTTTCTTTTGAAGGTCTACGAGTTTGTCCGCCACGTCGCCAACGTGCTTGATCAATTGACCAGCAACCTCAAACGCACGAGGTTGATCGGATTGTTGTGCTAACTCAAGAATTCCATCTACTGCTTCCTGACCTTTTTCAATCAGGGAGTATAGATTGCCACGAGTATACTCATAGTCTTTCTTCAGTTGATCCTGAGTAGAGACGGGATTCTCTACAGGCACAATAGGTTCGGGTTTTGCTTCAGGGACGATTTCGCTAGCGACATCGAGTGCTTCCTCAATGCCGTCATACTTACTCGTCTTGTCCTGTGACTGGGTTGTAATCTTTTGCATCGACATAATGAGATGAGAACTCGGAGAATCCAAAATCGTCCGTAGGATCTGCATTGAGCGGATCTGGTTGGACGGTGTAACGCAATTCCCGTGGTGCCTGACGGTCCACAACGGTTGCATAGTCCAGCTGGACTTTCTTGATGACTTCGCCGCTTGCGTCTCCTACAGGACCGTACAGGTATGTCTTAGCGACGAATTGTAGGGTATATACAAGTGTGCGGCGAGTGTCATAGTCACCCTCATATTCATCACTATAATCTACTGATGTGAGAGTCACAGGATAGTCTCTTTTCTCACCGAGATCTGGGACCAGATTCATGGTGAGGTTAAAACTTGGTTGGAAGTATGGAAGAATCTGCTCTAGGATTTGCAGAGAGTCATCCTGATTCTTTGCAAGGATTGCTAATTCAAAATTGATATTGTATGGCACAGGCATGAATGCCTTTGTATCAGTGCCGTCAGTCTTAGTATTTCTGATCGCAGAGATAGGTGACAACTTCCTAGTAGGATCATAAGAGATACCACCGATCTCAAACGAAACTCTAGGGAGTGTGATCTGTGCCTGATCTTGTGTAGACAAGTCACCTACTTGACGGAGACGTGCCAAGAATTTTTGCTTAGGACCATATGCCAGAGGCACCTTCATAACTTCAGTCTTCGATCCCTTAGTGCGACGAAGCTCAATGTTATTAAACAGTGTGCCGAATCCGACAACTGTCTTTCTTATAATCTCGTGATATGTGTAAGTGCCTAGCATTACAGAGTGCCTCCAGAATTACCAAACTCACCGAAGGGATTAACCTCAGTAAAGTCCAGAATGCCATCTGCCTGTGTCTCGATAATTTGGTTAGTATCGATAGTGTCAGAAGTATTCACATTATTTATGGTGTTGTAATTAGCACTTGTCCAGGATGCACTAGACACATCTCCAGTGATGGTCTCAGGAATTGTAAATCTACCGTCACGATTGATGACGATTAACTTACCAGTACTAGCATCCCACGATTTAACATCAGCTGTGGTGTTGGAGGTACCGCCCGTAACAGTCTCACCAACGGTAAAGTCTCCTGACCCACCTGCCAGTAATGTGACGGTGATAGCGTTGGCAAAGTTGAGCTCGATAGCATCGACTTCTGCGACTCCTGTATCGAAGTCTTCGTCAGAGTATTCAAAGAGCTCACAACGTAAACCCCAGACATGAATCTTTCCGAGTTGATAGAAGGGAATTTCATGCTCGACGAATTGGATCTCAAAAGTTTTGTTAGCAAGGGGGAAATGAATGAGGTCACCTTCATTGGGTCGTCCTTCTACTATAAGTGTGTGGTTGTCGTCTACTACTTCAGTAAACCTAGTGCGTGAAATAATGAATGTAACTTGGTCGGAGATTCTGACTCCGAATTTGCTAAACATGTCACCATCGCCACGAAACCCATTGGCATCTTCGATGTATGCTTCTAGAAGATATGCACCATCAAATTTTGATAAGGTATCTTCTCCAAAAACAGTATCTTCATTAACCAACGTCCTCGGGACATAGTAAACATCCTTACCGAACATCTTGATCTGCTCGACCACTAGATCTCCTACGAGATCTTGCTCTCCTGTTGTGCCTTGACTAAAGTAACTGTTAGTAGCCATCTTATCCGATCATATCTAGAGGTGGTAATTCCCATTCTGTACGTAGTTGCTCTTCTAGTGTCTTGAGCTCATCTACAGCATCGTTATAAATCATCTCACCATTTAGAGACACACCACCTGGCATTTGCACTCCAGTAAATTTAGTCATATTGCTGCCCCACTGCTTTTTAATCTTAGCGGAAGCATAATCCTTGACCCACATCTGATTATAAATCTCTGTCCATGTGTCTGGATTCAGAGCACGATATGCGTGGATAACAATATACTGACCAACCAAAGCATCCATTGACCAATCAAAGTCAATATACAATCTGTCTTGCACAGCACTGTATCTAACTGGTTTCATGCCTTCCAACAGGAAGTCAATAGTTTCCAGGTGCTGCTGGACCATGTAGTAATTATAGAACTGAGTAGACGTGAAGTCATACAGATCATTCAGTCTCATCTGATAACGAATATCAAACATATTCCTGGTGCCCTTATCGGTGAAACCGAAGAGACCTTCTACTGAAAGAATATGCTCGGGCATTTCAATATACCCATTTGCCTCTGCCCAGATGTCATTACCACCATCAGACGTTGAGTTTGTGTTGGTCTTTGCTCTGTCAATGACATCCTGTGTCAACAGATGTTTCAGATAAACTTTCTCACATCCATCATAATGAAACTGTTGAAATTTTTGTATCGTATAATCGATAGCATCATCAATCTGTTCATCAGAGACATTGATCTCCAAGACTGGTTTACCCAGTCTACGGAGGCAATACTCCTTCAATTCTGCTTTAGATGTAGGTTTTGCCATTTGTTATTAGAGAGCAGCGATTGCAGCCTGGAATGCTGCAAAGTCAGCAGCACCCGCAGCAGCGGTCTTGAGATCCGCGAGGGTAATAGTCTCTGCTTGTAGTGCAGAGTCAGCTTTTCCACCTTGTGCAGCAGTAGCAAAGTCGCCTGTAGCAGCTGCAGCAGCAGTGCCAAGGGTGGGTTTGCCAGACAGGTCAGCATATGCTCCAGAGAAGAGCGAAGGCTTACCAGTCAGATCTGCATATGCTCCAGAG